CACTACTGCTCCGACATATGCTGCATATGCTGCACAAGCTTGGTTGAGAAACAACAATGCAGCGACCATTGTGAGGCTTTTGGGCCACCAGCACACCAGCACAACAACCACCGGCAAGGCCGGCTGGGACACTACGGATAATGATCCGAGCGCAACCATTGCCGACAACGGTGGCGCTCATGGACTCTTTGTTGTCGACAGTGGGAGCACTGGTGCTTTATATGGTGAATCTGGTTATGGTGCCCTAGCAGCTATTATCTACACTAGTGCAGGCACAACTGTCCACCTTTCAGGAACGACTGCTGACGGTCAAACAAACAAAGCTGCCGGCGGTGCATACTTCAAGTCTAACAATGCCGCAAAAGAGTTTATTTTGGTTATCTCCTCTTCTGGTGGTGTCGGTGCAAACCATCGGATTAATTTTAATGAATCTTCACCAAATTTTATTAGGAAAGTTCTAAACACCAACCCGACGTTAACAAATTCCAACGTCACTGAAGGGACGCAAAAGACTTACTGGCTTGGTGAGTCCTTTGAGCAGATGGTAAATCGTTATGTCACTGGTACGAATGCCGGCGAACAATACGCATTTATTGCACCTCTGAGCAGGGGGGCTACATATCATGCCGCCGACCACAAGGTCGGCAGTGTTAATTCTAGGACAGGTTGGGTTATTGCACAGGACATAAGCCCAACAGAGGACACCGGGAGCTTCCGCGCACACAGTATGCAAAAACTGTTTAGGTTTCAAGCCCTTCACAGTGGAGAATGGGAGCAGCAAAACCTTAAGATTTCTATTCAAGACATTAAGAAATCAACCAGCACTGCTGATCCATATGGTATATTTACTGTTGTTGTCCGGAAGGCACAAGATAGTGATAATGCTCCGCGAATCGTTGAAAGATATACTGGGTGCAATCTTAACCCAAATTCTGCAAACTATTTGGGAAGAAAAATAGGCGACTCATATTCGGTGTGGGATGACGTCACTAGGACATACAGGCACTATGGTACTTATCCGAATGTTTCCGCATATATTCGTGTGGAGATGAACCAAGATCTTGATGCCGGCGGCGGTAATGCAGAGCATCTTCCGTTTGGCTTCTTTGGTAAGCCGAGATACACGACTTTTGCTGTTAGTTCTTCGAGCGATGGTATCTCCGGATCGTTGAAGGCCACTAGTGGTTCTGCTACTGCTGCAACCACGTTTGTCACGGGTCACGGTGGGTTTCCTGCTGCTGTTAGTAGTTTGTCGCTCGATTCGGGCCTTAAGTCACTTGGCAACCTGGCCGCTGAAGCGATTTATACCGGAGCCCTCTTGAACGAAGACGGCCTCGCGACCGGTCTTTCCGGCGCGTTTAACACATTCCTGTTCCCCGCCCCAGTGCTTAGAACATCTGGTTCGGATGGCAATCCCGCCAGCTTGAAAAATGCTTATTGGGGCGTTACGACGTCAAAGAAAGATAGCACGGCTTTTGATCCAAGTTACAAAGACGCCGTTCGGATGTTGGGAGGAAAATTACCCAATGCATCGACGGGAGATGTTGCCGTTGCTACGGAGACTGAATATTCTCACGTCTTTACATTAGACGATATTGTGGCTCTTGGTACTGCAGGGTCACTTTCTAGTTCTTTCCATTATTTGTCTGCTTCTCGGCAGGACGGTAAGTCTTATAGAGGTGTCGCAACTGCGGCTGATATCCCAACGGGAGCAACCACGGGCTCTTATGATGTCCTCTTGAAGAAGGGGCTTGATAGATTCACGCTGGACCTTCACGGTGGTTTTGACGGGCTCGATATTACTGAGAAAGAACCCTTCAATAATAGAACTATTGGTACGAATTCGACCAGTAGCCCCCGCGAGTATTATAACTATGCATTTAACTCAGTCAAGAGGGCCGTCGATGCCGTTGCGGATCCTGAAGTTGCTGAGTTTAACTTGATGGTTGTGCCCGGTATCGTCGATTCCGGTCTGACTAGTCACATGATTAATGTGTGTGAGGATCGCGGAGACGCCCTTGCAATTATTGACCTGGAGGGCGACTACACGCCGGCTCATGAAAATGTGCAATCTGTTGAAAACAGAAAGGGCACGGTAGCTGCCGTAGTTAACAACCTGGAAGCTCGGGCCCTTAACAGCAGCTACGGGTGTGCATACTACCCATGGGTCTTGATTCGAGATCCTCAAGGTGGGAACTTTATATGGGCCCCGCCCTCTATTGCCGCACTGGGCACGTTTGCTAGCTCCGAGAGGAGAAGCGAACTTTGGTTTGCCCCGGCAGGCTTTAGAAGAGGTGGTTTGACCGCCGGCGCCGCAGGCGTCCCGGTTGTGAATGTTGCGGATCGATTGACTGCATCTGATAGAGACACACTCTATGCTGCTAACATCAACCCGATTGCCACGTTCCCAGCAGAGGGTATCGTAATCTTTGGCCAAAAGACCCTTCAGACGACGCCGTCTGCTCTTGACAGAATCAACGTTCGACGGTTAATGATTTATGTCAAGAAAGAAGTTTCTAGAATGGCTACGCAGGTTCTCTTTGACCAGAACGTGCAGGCAACTTGGAGCCGATTCCTAAGTCTTGTTATGCCCTTCTTGAGAAGCGTTAAGGCAAGATTTGGCTTGGATGCTTACAAGGTTGTTCTCGACGAGACGACGACTACGCCGGCCTTGGTCGATCGCAACATCATGTATGCAAAGATTTTCTTGAAGCCGACTAAGGCAATAGAATTCATCGCACTTGACTTCACTATCACGAATGACGGGGCGGCCTTTGCGGATTAAAAAACAGTGAGTTTTAAGATGACTTACTATTTAAGGTATGGAGGAAAAGTGAATGAGTAGTTTCTGGTTTGATCCACAATTAACACCCAAAAGACAACATCGATGGTTGATGACTATCAATGGTATTCCGCAATGGCTCGTTAAGAAGGTTAATAAGCCTTCGTTCGAGATTTCGGAAGTAAAGCACAATTATTTGAACCACACGTTTTATTATCCCGGTCGAGTTGAGTATCAAAAGAGCGAGATAACTCTCATTGATCCTTTTACACCTGACGCAGCTGGTCTTATGATGCAGTTGTTGGCTGACTCCGGATATTCTCTTCCGACGGCCATGGAAGTCACGAACACGATCTCCAAAGCAAGCGCGGTCACGGCCATGGGAGATGTTAGAATCACCCAGATAGATGGCAACGGCAAAATGATTGATCAGTTTACCTTCATTAATGCCTGGCTGTCCAGTGCTAAGTTTGGTGACTTAGATTATTCTAGCGACGAGTTGGTCGATGTAACTCTGTCGATTAGGTATGATTTTGTTACCATGCCAGCCAAGGGTGATATCGAAGGTATTTTGACGGCCGATGCACAGCAGCCTCAACTTGGCCCCGGCAGCGCAGCCAACGGAGGGGTCTTTGAGGACCTCTAGAATATAGACTTTAGGAGGATTAATGTCGATTCGAAATAATGAGGATCGTCTGGGGGCCAAACAGCCAGACGAATCTCCACCTACCCCGCAAATGCAGGCCCCACATGCTTCGCAGAGCAAATCATCTGCTACGTTTTCTTTCGTTGTGCCAAGTGAGTTTGTTGAGCTTCCCTCCAAGGGCAAGTTCTATCCACAAAGCCACCCTTTGCACAATAAAGAGGTTGTCGAAATAAAACACATGACCGCAAAGGAGGAAGATCTATTAACTTCCAGAAGCCTCTTGAAGAAGGGCTTGGCAATTAACCGAGTTCTGCAGAGCGTTCTGGTTGATAAAAGTATTGATGTCGAGTCACTCCTTGTTGGAGACAAGAACGCAATATTGATTGATACAAGGATTCATGCCTATGGTTCTGAATATCAGACGTCGACAACTTGTCCTGCCTGCAGCGAGACTTCACAGCATAGTTTTGACCTTTCAGAACTTCAGACAAAAGGTTCAGATCTCTCAGAAGGAGATGTCACGAGAAGGGGGAACAATTTCATATTTGTGCTACCCAGGACCAAGGTCAAGGTGGAAGTTAGGCTTCTAAATGGCAAAGATGAGAAGTTTCTTGCTGATTCAATTAAGATGAAAAGGAAGAATAATCTTCCAGATGCTGCTTTAACTGATCAATTCAGAATGTTTATTGTTTCTGTTAATGGTCACTCGGATCCGAAATCGATCAGTGAGTTTGTCAATGGTGTTCCTGCTAGTGATTCTCGTTATTTGAGAACAATATATGAGAGGATCGTACCCAACGTTGATATGAAGCAAAACTTTACTTGTAACAGCTGCGATTACGATGCAGCAATGGAGGTTCCGCTTAGTGCGGACTTCTTTTGGCCTAAGCAGTAAATACATTGAAAACGTATATGAACAGTTCTTCTTTTTGAAATATCATGGCGGCTGGAGTTTTACCGAAGCCTACAATCTTCCAGTAAGGTTGAGACAATGGTTCATTGATCGACTGATTAAACAATTCGAGGAAGAGAAAAAACAATACAACAAAGCCAAGAAGGGCTGACAAAGGGCTGGGTTTATCCCAGCCCTTTTTTGTTTAATACAACTAATTATATATAAGGTTGTTTTTTAAGGGGATACTTATATCATGTCAAATACTATAAAAGAAGACAAAATGGCTCCAGTCGTAATCGACTTCACACAAAGAAGTTCAATTGATGAAAGTTGGTTGAAAATGTTTGGAGAACAGATAAAGATGATACTTAAAGCGATGTTTGGAGGTATCGACATTCCTCTTAGGGTAAAGGGTTCCTCATCTGATGTTCGGGCATTTACTACGGCCATGGGTCGAGAGAAGAGGTACATTGAGGCACTCCGTCATTACGGCTTGGACCACCCGCGCACCTATAGAACAAAAGCGGAGTTAGCTAAATCAGTGGCCGAATTCCAGAGAAAGACGGGGATCAAATGGCCCTTTAAATAGGAAGTCTTAAAGAGTGTTAATAACAGTTGCTGCAATTCTCACGTTCTTTCTTATCTTAGGGATACCTGCATTCGCCAGCGAAGACACCGAAGCGCAGGCCGAACGTCTTAGGAAGATAAAAGAAGAGACCAAGGGTGTACAAGAGAGCTTAAACAAACTTGAAAGTGAGTATAATGACGAGCTTTCTAAGGGTGTTGATGAGGCAAAGCTTAAGGCGGATCAGATTGCAAAAACCAACAAGCAGAGAAAGAAAGATAATGAAGAACTCCTTAC